TGTTGCAGGGTCTGTGGAACTTACAAAGTTAGATACAAAAAATTCCTCTACTTCCTTATCATTCTTAGATCTGGCAAATTTCTCAAACCAAAACCTATCCTTTCTTTTGTAAAATGCTTGAACTGTCGCTCTTGTCTTGCCACCATACTTATGGTAATCATAGTGGTCTTTGGTGAAGTGGTTCTTTAAAGACAAATAACAACGATATGCGTCAAAGGGCATCATTTCAAAAAACTAATAGGGGCAAAAATTTGCGGAGATATTTTTTCGACTTTTTTGGAATTAAAAGATGATTTTCGCACGGCTAGTACGCTTTAAAAAATTCAACTCCTGTGCCTCGTACTTTATCTTCTCCTTCAACGGTTTAGATATCAACTTAGGAACTGACTCTAAATCAATACTATTTTGATCACAAAAGAAAACAATAGCGTCAATGTAATTCATATTCTTATTAACTTGCACTAGACCTTCTATCTCTTGTGCAAATCTTGCAGGACAAAAGAACTTACTTTCGAGTGCCTTTTCTAGTTCATTGTCCATTCGATGCCCCAGTATTGTGATGTACAAATTCTTTTATATAACGAACTAGAAGCTTAATATAATCCCCTTTGTTCCTTTTGTCAAACACTTTTACTTCACCACTAGGGGTAACCATAAGAGTGATAAGTTTTTTAACAGGGATTTCTGTTAGTTCGTAGTAAGCTGCTGCATAAAAGGTCTCCTGAACGAAATAGTTTTCCAACCATTTCTCAGGTTTAATCTTCTCAGATGTCTTAAAGTCTATGACGGCTAATTCACCTTCATACTCTGCTATACAATCAACTCTTCCAGCAAGACCAAGGTACTCAGAGTAAAGGGTTCTTTCTATAGCGTGTATATTATTTATCTTGTCCAGATATGGTGCTGCATGATGAAACATGAACTGAGTTGCTGGTCTATAGTCATCCCAGTTAAGTTCTTTGTTCTCTAGATATGCCTGTGCTGCCTCATGGAAATCAGTTCCACGAGCAGTGGCTTTCTTAGTAATTTTATTTGCTTCTTCAATACCAACTCTCTTTCTCCACTTGATAAAGATATCACGGTTATAAAAAGATGTTACTGAAGTAATAGAAGGAACCCACTGACCATCAGGAAGATGATACAGTCGGCAGCCTGGAGTTTCTTTCTTTTCTAATTCAAGATCACCTAAGTAATTACAATGAGTAAAAGTCATAAACCAAGTTCCAACTTTGCGAGTAGATATTCCTTACATAAACCTGATCTTACAATATCCTCAACACCAAATTCAATGATGTTTAGTGATGGCATGACCCTTAAGATCCTCATGAAATCATGAATACCATTCCGTTCATTCTGTTTAATCAAGTCGGTCTGAGTAGCATCACCACAGAACATTATCTTAGTATGAGAGCCTACCCTTGTCATTATACTATCCAATTCATGGTAATTCAAGTTTTGAAATTCATCAACAATGATAATAGATTTATCTAAGGTAGTTCCACGAATGAATGAGGTGCTCCAAAAGTCAATGGTGTTTTGTGCTTTCAGATTGCCATAGAGCATTTCAAAGTCTGCATCTGTGGGCATCTCAAACATATATTTTACCATATGCTTATATGGTATCTGATATAAGAAAGATTTATCATCATGATCACCAGGCAAGAATCCTATCTCTCTAGTCGCAACCAAAGATCTTACAATATAGATCTTTTCATAGGGAGTGCTAGGGTTAAGAACATCTTGAAGGGCATTGTAAAGAGTAATAAAAGTCTTACCAGTTCCTGCTGCACCGTAGGCAACAAGATTCTTACCATCTTTATAAGATTCAAATAATTTTTTCTGATTGTCAGTGAGGGGTTCAATATCCCTCATCATATCAGTATTAATTGGTTTCTTTCTTTTCATGTGCTTGGCCGACATGCTTATACCAACACCAATTGGATCTGTCGTTTTCTTTTTACGTGGCATGTTAGTTAATCATCCCCCTGAGTTGTGCCAATACCTTTTTTGGCGAGTCGTGCTCCAATGCCTCCAGACTTGTCAGCTTTCTTCAAGACTTCACCCCATCCAGGATTTTTATTAATAAGTTTGTCTTGCCATTCTCCCACTTCTCCCACACCAGGCATAGTAGAAGGATCAGAATAGTCTCTCAACCAATCTGGATTATCTTCTCTCCATGAGTCCCACTTATGGACACTCATCACGACTTCTTTTTGTTCACCAGTTTTCTGATTAACGACAGGGTATGTTGCCATATGAATATAATAGTGGATAGTTATTTAGGAATTCCAGTCAAGAGCTTCAGCAACAGTAGGAAATTGTTCTCTAAAAATAGAACGAACTCCTTCTGCTACTGCCATATGCTCTTTCTGTGTTCCATGTGCAGAACGTAGGTCAATATAATGTACCCATGATCTTACAGAACCAGTCATGTAGATTCGGGTAGGAGTAGCAAGTGGAAGCACAAATCTTGCACACTCCTTTGCTATACCAGCATCAAGCATCTCTTTATATAATTTCATTCCATCTACAAAATGTCTTTGTATTTTAATCTCAAAGTCTTGTTGCATTAATGGATCTACATCATCAATACTATTCTGTCTGTTCTTATCATCTTGTCTACGAAGTTCTGGTAAAGGAATCTCATCACCAAGCATACTACTATCAGCATACCTCTGTGAAAACTCTTGATATGTAAAACTTCTATGCCTTAATATCTGTGCTGCCAATCCTCTAGTAGTATTGATCTCTACCGTCATGAATGCTTGCTCAAAGACACTCCAGTGACCGTGCTTGATGCAATACTTAAGAAGACCAGCAAACTTATCATTATCTTGATTCTTAGGGTTAGAAACACGAGCCACATATGCCATATGCTGTTCAGCATCTGGTGTTACACTTACCAATTTAATCTGACTATTCATTAAAGACCTCATCATAATCTTCAGGTGGAGGAGTAAATGCTAACACGTCTTCATCAGCATACATTTCCGATTCTAATTCATCTACAATCTCTTTGAGAGCTTGTACTAAGACTTTCAATTTTGCTTTATTCATTAGATCTTCTATCAACATCAGACATGGTTTGTCCAGACATGAAATATTTCTTTATGACATCTATCTGGTCTTGATATTTTGCAATAGTATCTATTTCCTTTTCTATGGATTCTAAAATGTCAGTATGTTCACCAACACCTGCAGGATGTTCTAGATAGATTTCAATGTTTGCTTTGTGTTTCGCAATATCACCTTGAGCATGTGCTATCAATGCTCTTAGGATTTGCTCTCTCATGTGGAGTGCCATAAGTATATCCTTTTTAGTAATTATACATTAAAAAAGGGGGTATGTAAACCCCCTTTTCATGTTAACTGCAAGGAATTGCCTTGCTTTTCACTTTAAGACCACGATACATTAGATCATGATTCTTACGTTGTGCTGCCTCTGCAAGCACCTTTGCGTTGTACTCGTCAGTGTCGTACTCGACACCACGGTAAGTGACTTTTGCCATTGGGTTTCTCCAAAGTAGTAGGGATTTTGGCCCCGTTCCTTCAGTCAACTTCTGCGTCCTCAAAACATCCTTTCTCTGTACTCTCTGCCACAATCTGAACAAGTTCAGATTTTGGTGTCTCGGTATGCTGTCGGTATATCTGATCGACAAGACCTGTAGCATATTCACATGTTAAAAGAGTAGTGAGTAGAACTTCCATGAAGATGAACGATCCGTTCCGAGTCGGCTTACTTGCGTCCCCAGTCGAAGGGGGATGAACGTTGTGTTAATTCTAACACATGTATACTATATAGTCAAGTAGTTTTGTATTCTACGATACAGTTTTATAATTTCTTACCATTTTTGTCCACTAAAAGTTGAGATGCTTGAAAAAGATTAGATTTTCTATACTTCATTTGTTTCTTATATTCTTTTACAAGTCTATCTACTTCTGCCTGAGATACCTTGACATTCAATTGACCTCCCTCCTCATTAGCAAATCCCAATCCACCATCTTCTCCTTTACCCTCTTGCTGTTGCTCAAGATATTCATTGATAGTATTCTGGATTTCTCCTTCAATAATATCATTAATTTGTTGTTCTATTTCTTTATCATTCATCGATACGAGGCCTCCTTTTTCTTTTTTTCCTTTCGGGTGGTTTAACATTCCAAAGATTGGGTCTTATCGTGCCACATCCATAATCAATAGATTTTACTGACCCTGCTCCATATTTATCATAATACATATCAAAAACATTTGCCATCTTCTCTGAACGAGTTACATCCAAATACTCTTTACCCTCTATCATGTACGTTACATTGAATGCATCTGTAGGAAGATTCCTATCCTCTGCTTTATCTAGAGTAGTTTTTTCTAAAATAATCTGACAAGAATATTGATCTGTATTTTTTTCAATCTTTTTTGGTGCTTCAGGTTTCTTCTCTGTTTTTGTGGTCATGAACGGCCTCCCCACTGAATATCAGGATATGCTTGTTGTACCATATCATAAGTAATTTTATACTTAGTTTCCAAGTTTTTATCTTTTACTAAACATATGATCTTTGCCTCTTCAGGATGAAGTCCCTCTAGTAACTGAATAAACATTGTCTCTCGACGCATGGAACTCAGACGATCATTACCACCCTTTACAAAATGATAAAGATTCTTCCACTCTCTGCGAAGAGATGTGTGATCAGTGCCAACAGGAACCTCATTCTCTTTGTAAGGAACAGGGCCTTCAGGCATCACTGATATTGCTGTCGGATCAAAATTCCAAATCAAGATTGCCTTCAAAGCAAGATCATCATACTCTCGAAGTATTTCAATCTTCTTTGCTTTGGTTCTTTGACTATCTACTAGTTCAAGAATTTCATGAACAAAGGGATTCGGTGGGAGTTTAACTCTTGTTGTCCTTTTCTTAGTCGTCGTCTTCTTCGTCTGTGTTGTCATGAGTTTCAATTCTTAGGGCTAAAATTTCATCGGGAAGAACATTCCCATTTGCGTCAAACATCTCTGGATGAGAATAGACTACTGGTGGAGTAGTTTCATATGAATGTTGTCTTGCCATCCATCCTATCATACCTCCTACTAATAATGCAAGGATAGACACAAGTGTCATAAGTGTCAATGTTACTACTAATGTTTCTGACATGGCACTCCTCCAAGAGTTATTTTTTTCTGATGTCCAAGTAAAAGTTAAAGTGAAAGACTATCTCTCTTTTAAAAAAGGAAATCATATTTCCAAATTTTACTTGAAATGTTTTAGGTTTTTCGGGTTTCCTCCTTCTGCGTAATAGTAATTCTACACCACGATTGATCTCTGTAGTGTCTTTATTTAGAGACTTTTTTTCGTCTTCCAGGTCTTCGGTCATGGCTATACCTCACAGCATCTTCAAGAATACCTCCGAGGTATGCTTGTATTTTACGTGCTTTAGGTTTAGGAATATGTCCATATGCCTCACGTAGTTGTTTATGATTGTTATCAGCACCTCCCTTAATATATTCTTGAAGTTCTAACAGTTGGTCAGAGATTTCCTTCGCAGTAGAACTATGAAGGAAAGCATCTACCTCTTCTTTTTTAGTTTTACGATACTTTAAAAAGTCATAAAATTTAAGTTGCATCTTACCATCAAACGCAAGTTCAATGGCATGTTCGATCATGTCATAAACTGTTTCAAAGTCGTCAACTTTTTTCATCAGACTAATTCGTTCTCCTTTAGATACTTGACTGTTTCGGTACATCCACCGAGATGTTGCATGTCATTTACTACGACTTGAGGAAATGTAGATCCTTGCCCAAACTGAGAATAGAATCCTGGTTTATCAAAGTCCTCATCCAGTTTATAGATGACATGTTCTAACTTAGATAACTGTAACACCTGTTTAACCTTATCGCAATAAGGACATCCATTTTTAGAATAAACAGTAAACTTCATATTACCTATTTAAAAATTTATTTAGCGTTAGACACTACTGCAGCCCAGTCAGCGTCAAATAATTCTAATCCTTTGTCTGTAAGAACATGGTTGTACATCTTCTCAAAAACTGTAGGTGGCATTGTTACTACATGAGCACCAAGAGCAAAAGAAGTGGATACTGCCTTCACTCCTCTTATGGATGCAGATAGAATCTGAGTTTTGATCCAATGCTTGTTATAAATCTCAGCAATGTCACTGATTACATCTAACCCATTCACTGAGTTATCGTCAAGCCTTCCTACGAATGGTGAAACATATGTTGCTCCTGCTTTAGCAGCAAGTATTGCCTGTGCAGCATCAAAAATCAGTGTAACATTCACCTTTGTACCATCTTTTGCTAACTGATTACAAACATAAAGACCATCTGGTGTACAAGGAACCTTGATAGTTGCTACTTCTTGGAACTTAGTGGCAAGCCTACGACCCTCAGAGGTCATGTCATCACGACTTCCTACTACTTCCATACTAATGTCCCTTACACCTGCTTCAGCGAGTTCCTGATACACATCTTCAGGATCTCTACCACTCTTCATAATCAAAGTGGGGTTGGTTGTCACTCCATCTATCAGGCCAGTTTCAAAATGTTCAAGAATAGTTGAGACATCTGCTGTGTCTAAAAATATTTTCATAAGAATAATTTACCTAGAGTATCTATAAAAAGAAATAAAAAAAGGAGACCCTTTTGTGAGGGTCTCCATATTGTATCAGATTGTTTGAGTTTTATCAACCTTTAAAGTGCATTACCTCTTGGTAATACTTCTTCTGGGAACACAAAGTTCTCATGAGGTTGGTCAACAGATGACATCCATGCTCTCATACCTTCATTAAGAAGAA